ATACGACTTCGAGCGGATGAACTCTCTTCTGAAGGCGAAGGCTGCCAGCCTCGAGATGATCGAGAACCACATCAACCGTGTGGTCATGGCCTGGCACTCCGGCACGCTGACCGAGAAGCTTGTGGCCTATCCCGAGACCTTCGACGTCATGAGCCTCTTCGACGAATTTGCGGTGGCCGAACAGCTCATGCTGGTTGGCGCGCCGAAGGAAGTGCGACGCCAGCAGATGGAGCTGGTG